TCACAATAAAGTCACAAAACATTCTTTATCAATTTTTTCAATTTCTATTTTCAAATCTTTTAAATCACGGTGGCCGTAAACACGGTTTGTTACATCAGTACTAAAAGAATGTCCAAGCATGCGCTTTCGGTCATTCTCATTTATATGGCTATCTTCACAAAGTTTGGAAAAAGTGTGTCTGCAATCGTGAGGAGTATGTTTTTCTATTCCAAGCTGCGCTAAAACCTGATACATGTTCTGCCTGAAAGCTGGGGCAGATTGTGATAGAAGGGTGCCATATAATTTGTACCGGTGCTGTACCAGTGGATAGATCGCAGAATGAATGGGGACGATTCTATTTTTTCCAGCCTTTGTTTTTATTCCACCTTCAAAATATCCGTTTTCCAGGTCAATGTGTAATTTTCGTACTTCATTGATACGCCAGCCAGAATAACAGAGTATCAGAAGCAGTTCTACTACATCATTATCAGAATGACACCATAAGGTCATCAAGTCTCGTGGTGTGAATGGGATACCATGTTCATCATCCTCATCTTTGTTTATCGTAAGATTACGACTATAATTTTTGTCTGAAATATCCATATCAACAGCAAAGTCACACATCTGGCGAAAAAGATTTAAGATTAATTCAATGCTGCTACGCTTCAGAGGACAGCTGTCAAGAACGGTTTGAAAATCAATCGCTCTTAAAGAATTCCAGGGGCGGTCATGCAGAACAGCACTGTTTTTGTAAGCGGCACGCATGGAATCTTTGCTACTTTGTGAGAATGTGCTTCCTGCATGGTATTTGGAATCATAGAAAAGCTGATAAACATCAGCAAATGTCTTAGGCTTTTCTGGTGGAGTTACACCCTTGATCAGGCTGTAGTCTGCCATGAGCTTCTGGACCAGAGTATCCAGATCCTTTTTGTCTTCAGATAATACTTCCAGATCCTTTTCCATGCCAGGCTTATAAGTACCGGCTTTGTAGGCGGTCAGTATGATGAAGCCCTTCATCCAGTCATCAACGTAACAGAGGGCTGCAGGGCGGTCACCATCGATATTTGCAGGCGGATGGACTGCGTATGGGTTCTTCCGGTTCTTTCCCAGGTAGCGGATGGAGCCGTAGCCGTTGGGAAGGCGGCTATGCTTTTTTCTTCTTGGCATATATCATTTCTCCTTTGATTGGATTGCGACGTCGCAATGATGGATTCCTCTGTTTTGAGGTAAAAATGGGTACAAAAAAGACGCCCCTTGCGCAGACGCCCTGGAGATGATATAATTCAGGTGTTCAAGCTGGATTAATCATAACCGGAGCAATCTGGTAAGAGAAAATCTATGTGAAAGCCGTTCGGTACGCCAATACCGGGCGGTTTTTCATTTACTTTACAAATTGTTGTATATAACTAAATGATATGATATTATAAGTATAGATAATAAATTATACGAGCCTGCGGATAGCAGAAACGATGGAGTCTGTGTTCCATCCAACAGTCTCATTGGCATACAAAGATACATATGCGGGCATCATAGTATTGCCCCATGGACGGATGCCGAGAATTGGCTTGCCCATTCGCACAGATTCATCAATTTCATATTGCATCCATTCGCGATAAGAAGTGTACATACCTGCAATGACGATTGTTATTTGAGATGGGGCGATTTTTTGCGTGATAAGCCTTCTGATTTCAGCATTTGTGGCTGGTGTTCCTGCTGGGAACAGAGGTTTCTCACGTGGGGCTGAATAATTGCGATATGAAAAGTAATTGGCATTATTCAGCAATTTAACAAGATTGTCGTAATCGGCACCATATTTCCATGCGTGGCTGATAAATAATCTGTAATCGTATAAAGTTGGCATTTGGTTCTCCTTTCAATTATTATGAGGTGATTAAATATGAAATTTCGTAAAAAACCAGTAATCGTTGATGCTTATCAAATCGATCATGAGGAAATAATTCACACATTAGAAGGCGATATGAAAGCATCCCCGGGAGACTGGATCATTACTGGTGTAAACGGGGAAAAATATCCCTGCAAGCCGGATATTTTTGAAAAGACTTATGAGCGTATTAATTAGCATCCTGCTTTGAGTTACCTTTTTCTGCAGTGTTGATGCTTTTCCAATGGCGGTTTTCTGCGGACATGATCTCTTCCACATTTTTGATAAAAATATTATCAACAGTCTCGTCATTGGGATTGTAAGGGAAAGAACGTGTCAAGTACAAATGCTTTTGATAGAGTAACATTTCGCAGGTGGAACGGTATTGAATCCAGTTCTCATGATACTTGTACAGTTTTGTAACGGATTCGATAATCACAATGATTGCACCCAGAATACCAATGATTATAGGTATTAAATCACACAATGAGGTGTAACCGGACAATAGAGGTATGAACGCGGCAAGAATGATTTCGACTACTTGAAATTGTTTATATCTTTTTTGCGCGTGTACTGATTTTTCATCATACCATTTAATTTGCGGATCAAGTCGAGTTGAAATATATTCATTGATGTCCATCATACCCTCCGTTTAAACATTTTTAGGTGGCTTAGTAGTTTTCCAACAGCTCATTAATTTTGATCGTCAGCCCCGGATAGATTCCGACCGGAATATCCTGCGTGAAGGAGTAGATTACGGGAGCCGCATCATCTTCGTAATGGTAAACAGTAACACGCTCTTTCGCAGGATCCACAATCCAGTATTCGCGGACACCAGACTGAGAATAAATGCCGTTTTTTATCCCGTAGTCCAGTTTGCGACTGGATGGGGACACGATCTCGAAAATGAGGTCAGGAGCTCCGGAGCATCCCCGATCAGTGAGCTTATTTGGATCACAGATCACGGAAATATCTGGCTCTACCCAGTCTTTATCATCGGCGTCAAGGTTGACAGCGAATGGGGCGGGGTATATTTGGCAGTTGCCATGGTTCTTCTTTATATATTCACGGATAGTTCCGGCCAGTTCCATAACAAGCTGTTGGTGGATCCGGCTGGGTGGTGCCATGTCATACAGTTTTCCGTCAATGAGTTCGGCTCTTGTACCTTCCGGCAGGTTCCAGTAGTCTTCAGATGTATACTGATCGTTTTTTAAGAGTGGCATGTGGGCACATCCTTTCCTGTATAGATATTACTGTTACCAGGCATAACATTTTTAGCCAATGTTTAATGTAACCGTTTGAACGTTGGGATTATTCCATTTAAAAAGTTCTTTAATTTCTAATGTTAAAGGTGTTTTATCCTTTATTCGATAAGCTTTTCCAACTTTTATAGTAGTTCCCTGAGTAACTTTTTTTGAATAGTTGTCTAATGCTTCGTCACGATTATCGTATGAAAGCCATGTGGTATCACATTCAACACCATTTTGAAATGCTGTAATGTAATAATCAGCTAAGAGTGCGCTCTGGGATTCAGATTTTTTATTTGTAAAATCATAATACAGTATAACGCAACTATAGCCATCATAATCAGATGCAAGTTTCCAACCGGTATAAGTAATTTTGGCATCATCTGTATCAAAACTAAAAAGTGGGGTTATCAGTGCACCACTGGCATCGACTTTCTGACCATCAGGGGTAGAGGTGTTGGTTAAAATGTAACCGTTATTATCAAAATAATATTGTTTTCCATTTATTTCTTTCCAGGTGTTTGTTGGATAACTTCCATCATCATTTTGGTACCACCAACCAGAAGCATCCTGTTTCCATTCTCCTGCAAAGGAGGTCATAGAAAGGGCAGCAGATGCAACACCGACAGCGAAAAATAACTTTACTTTTTTCATACATTTTCCCTCTTTTCTTTTGTTTTATTAAAATGCCATAGGCTATTTTAACCTTAATTCAATAAGTTCTTTAGGGTATCCCGTACACTGGCAGAATTGATCCTGAGTGTATCCGGTATAATCTTGTAGCATATCATCTGATATTAGTAGATAAGCCGCAAAGAGATTGGCCCGGCGCTCTAATTTGGAGACTAGGAGCAACGTTTTATTCCGGATAAAATAGCAGTTGGCCTTTCGGTCCAGAAGAGCATGGCCTAATTCATGGGCCATGACTAAGTTCAACTCAGTCCGGTCCAGACGATTACTTAAAAAAATATATCTGTGGTTTTTTAAAAACATGTAGCAGCCTTCATGTTCACAGTTTCCAATTTGGTAAAGAATCCCCAGATGGTCTGCAATTTCAAAAGGATCAGATGTACCGCACTTTTTGGTACAGTACGCAACGAGCCGTTTGACCCGCATTAAATCTTCCATATAATGCCCACCTACTTTTTGTACTTCTTGGGAGTATATTTTTCCTTGTTAATCAGCTTCAGTCTGCGAAGGGCAATTTCCAGCTCATCTTTAAAAAGAGCGGCGGCCTCTGGATCCAGAGGTTCACCGTCATAACTGGCTGGTCCAGATTCGCCAGATGTAAGTTTTTCCATAATGTTGTTCAGGTCTTTTGCAATATCTCTTTCGTCCCGGGCGGTAAGCTCTGGGGCTTTTTCTTGCGTAGCATCTTCTTTCCCTGTCATGAGATAATCAACTGTCACATCAAAATAGTCGGCTATTTTTTTGATTTTTGCCGCGTTAGGCGTGCTTTGCCCCAACTTACTTATATAGCCTTTCCCGAATCCTAATTCTTGTTCGAGCATATTCATAGATATTTTTTTGTTTTTGCATAATTCTTTAATTCGTTCTTTCATGCCTATTTTGCGTCCTTTTCTAATCTCTGAAAAAATCGCAAAAATTCCTGTTGACATTCTGAATAAATCGCGTATAATGTAACCATAAGGTTCTGAAAAAATCGCAAAATACGGAGATATAAATAATGCCTCTGAATTTTTCGATAAACTTACTTGACAATTTGATTATAGGATATTTTCAGAAGCAAGTCAACATATTTGAGTGATTTTTTCAGAACTCTTTTTATAGGACAGGAGGTGAACAAGTTGAGCGAGATTTTGATTTACGACAATGTTTGCCGTGAGGCAAAGAAATCTGGGACTTCGATAAATGCACTGGAGAAAGATTGTGGATTAGCTATCGGTAGCGTGTGTAAGTGGAATTCAGTAAGTCCGACGGTGAGGAACTTGAAAAAAGTAGCTGATCGTTTAGGTGTTGCAATCGAGGACCTGCTGGAATAAGAGAGGAGGCGAGAAGCGTGTGGCGTATTAAGGAGTTTTTTCTTGAATATGGAGTTCCTGCTGTGATGGGGCTTCTGGGTTCGTTCGTTGGGATGGTGATAGCACACTGGTTAGGAGCAATGTAAGCAACGTGCTTATTACAGCGAGGACAATCGGGACAATGATGTGGCTTACAACATATTCGGTGTCAAACCATTGTTTGCTTTCAACGATAGAAGAACCGAGCGAATCCATAGAAAACAAGGTTTCATCTGTGATAGGAATCGGCTTACCAAGATTGCTCTGGTGTCCACCAACTTGAATCAGATAGTGATGATACACAAGGCTTTCAATGGATTCATGCAAATTTTGGTATTTTGAAAATTTTCGTTCTAAAGATTTATAAGATACTGTTTTGCGTTTGTAGACATATTTCAGTAGTTTGGTTTCGGCTTTGTTGATTATCATAGTGGAATCCTCCTTATTTAAGAGATTATACCACGCAATGATTGCATTCGGAAAAGAAATCGAGGATCTGCTGGAATAAGAGAGGAGGCGAGGAAAACGAAGATATTAGAGAACATATTGATCCGATTGCTTCTGGGAAAGAAAAAAGAGTATGGGAGTATGATTCGAATCAGAAAAAAGAACTACATGGTAAGAATAAACGAGTTTATTCTGACGTCGGAGTGGTTCGAAAAAGCTAAAAAAATCTTGGGCGAAACCCTGGATGGGAAAGAAAAAATAAAATTTTCCAGAGAAAATATCGGAGAATTTATTCGGGCAGTAGCTCCAGAAACTGAAAAAATCAGCATCTCATTGTCGGCAGAAGGCGATGAAGCAATCTTACAGTTGCCTTTTACCAAAGAAACATTGTCGGTAAAGGGAGGAGAGAGTATCCAGTTTGGAGCCACCATCCCAGGGGCGATTCCACAAAGAAGAATTATGTCAGTCCAAAGTGACGAGTAAGGAATGCGATAATGAGCGCGCTGACAATACCTAAAAGAAAACCGAAAGCCCCGTGTAAAAAAGAAAATAGGTTACGTAAGAACAAATGGGAGAAAGAAGTTTCTTTTATAAATTCCAAGCCCTTTTTTGAAACACGAACATTTCCGGTTGCTTGAAAGATGTAGTCACGGTTGGCATTCTGACCGTATTCAAGATTTAAAATGTACTTTTTTTCACAACAGCAGAAAAGAGAATATGCCAGGTCTTGATTATTTTCAATATATGGAACAGAACCAGACTCATTCAATGTGGTTAGAATGGACCGCATGGATTTTTCTAATGCGGAAATATTTTTAAACATAAAAATTTCTCCCTTATCTGTACTTGGCTCTGGCGGGAGCCTGTAAGAAAAGTATAGCACTAGGGAGATAAGGAAAACAAGCATATTAACGGTTCTCATTTACCCATTGAGAAGCTGTTGGAGTAGGAGGTGTTTACATGGAAAAACGATATCTTTCACCAGAAGATGCAGCTCCGTTCCTGGGGCTGTCGGCAGCGGCCGTAAGAAAGTACATGCGCAATGGAAGTATGGACCTGGGAATGGTATTAAGTCCCCAAAAGACAGGGACTAAGACCTGGCGGTACAAGATCTATCCGGAGAAGTTAAAGCAGATTACCGGATCCAGTGTGCCAGGATATGAATAAAGCTTGGAAAGGAGAGAGAAGTAATGGCAAAGATCAAGAACTATGACGGTCAGACAGACATGGAGCTTTCCTATGTAGCAGTACAGGCAACCAGGCCAAAGAAGAAAACTGTGGACTGGGTAGGCATCACGGAGACATTTATAGCCGGTGGCATGTGGGTGATAGTCTTCATGATGCTTGGGGCTGCGCTTGCAGTCCAGGTGCTGTGATGGCTGTGCGGGAAGACCAGTGCGGTACCTGCATCAGGAAGAACCGGTGTATGGAGAGAAGCCGCTTACAGGCATGCAGAGGCTACATAAAAAAGGACCCAGGCAGCGGCAACTGCGGAAGGTCCGGTAACAAAAAAATTGTACACCCTCATTATACGGAGGGAGAAGGAGAAATGCAAGATGAGACTTTATGAATTAACAGAACAGTTTCTTGCGCTGCAGGAACTGGCGTATGATCCGGAAGTGGATGAGCAGACTTTTCAGGATACAATGGAAGGCCTTTGGGGCGAGATCGAAGATAAGGCGGATGGTTACGCCAAGATCATCATGGGAATGAAGGCAGATATTGAAGCTTTAAGGACAGAGGAAAGCCGCCTGGCTGCCAGACGGAAGGCACTGGAGAACCGCCAGCAGGCATTGAAGAACAACCTGGAAGCCAACATGCGTGAAATGGGAAAGACAAAGTTTAAGACAGCACTGTTCAGTTTCAATATCCAGAAAAACGGCGGCCTGCAGCCGCTGGTCATTGACGGACTTCTGGAGGACATACCGGGAAGGTTCCTGATCCCGCAGCCACCGGTTCCGAATAACGAGGCGATCAGGGCGCTGTTAGAGAATAAAGCCGTTGAGTGGGCACACCTGGAGCCACGCGGGGAAAGCCTGAGGATACGCTGATGACATCTGATGGAAAGATCGTACCGTACCGCATGTCCGTGTTAATGGGGATCGCAGCCAAGGTAGCGAAGACAATGGTGACCGGAGCGGTGAGCCTGAGCTATGAAGAAATGGAGATCGTGCTGGACTATATCCACCTTAACATTGAGGACAGCAAGCGCAGGAATGAAGCAAGAGAAAAGGAGAACAGAGATGTTTCTGAAGATAAGTGAGTTTAAGAAAGCCATGAAGTCAGCCCTGAAGACTTCCGGAGGGCTGGTCATCGGGAATGTAAAAGGGCACTTCCTGGTACATGCAAGCCTTTGGGGCGTGTGGGTGGAAAGTATTTATGCTACCAGTAAGTTTAAGGCAGCCATTGTGGAGCTGATCGGTGACATGCCGGAAGAGGAGACCTGCTACCGGTACCGCCTGGAAGAGAAAACACTCAAGATGGAGTACCAGGTAAGCTATGAGGATCCTTATGATAAGTGGAAGGAAGCAAAAGACTTTGCATGCGAAATCCCTCTGGTATTTTACAGCTCACCTCATGAGCTGGCTGTTTACCAGATAAACAGTGACCGGTCTTATGTGACCGTGCTGCAGTCCTATGCAGCAGGGATGATGTCACCGGCAGAGCTTGAAGCGGGTATGGAACGTATGCCCGGAAGACCCAGTGTTTCCCCGGCCGGTTCCACGCTTTACTTTAAGAGCGATACGATGATCTACTGGACCAGTATCATAAAAATGTCCCAAAAGGCGGAAGATACCATATTCCGGTACTTAAGAGGGCTGGATTTCTTTGAGGAGGGATGGCTTCCAAAGGAAGAGGAGCAGGAAACAGGAGAGGATGATACGGCAGGGGGGGGGGCCTATTTAATAGGATATTATTGGGATTCCAGTACTGATCTATGGAAAATCCGGCAGCGGGAAGAGCCGCAGCCTTAAGTTTTTTGATGAGGATGAGATCGTGCTCCTGAACACGGAGCGGAAAGAGCTGCCGTTTAAGAAGCGTTTTAAGAAGACCGGATGCAGTGATGATATTAACCGGATCATCACAACGATCAACCAGAACCCGGAAAAGACCTATGTGATCGATGATGCCGGATATATCATGACCCATCTCTTTATGTCACAGCACCGAAATAAAAAGGGGAATGCGTCTTTTGAGATGTACGACGATATAGCGGATGCCATGTATGGCCTGGTGAAGCGGATCAAGACGGATGTGACAGTTCCGGACAAGATCGTTTACATCATGTTCCACGAGGATACGGACGATTTTGGTATCTCCCGTCTCAGGACCATTGGAAAGCAGCTGGACCGGAAGGTGTGCCTGGAAGGCATGGTTACGATCTGCATCCGGTGCATGAGTGAGAACGGGAACCATTTCTTCCGGACTGTTACGGACGGATCCGATATCACAAAGACCCCGGAAGAGATGTTCCCGGATCCAGAGATCGAAAACAACCTGAAATCAGTAGATGATACCATCCGGGATTTTTATGGATGGGAAAAGCATAAGACCAAGGAGGATAAGAAGTCATGATAAAGAAACCGGCAGGATATGATGAGGCAGCAGCGTATACAGGGGAGTCCCAGCAGCTGCCAAAAGGAAAGTATGTATGTGTGATCAAACGGGTGGCGACCCAGACATCCAGGAATGGGAAAGAGCAGTTTGTGATCCTGTTTGATGTGGCAGAGGGGGAGCAGAAAGACTTTTACCAGAAGCTTTATAATGCGGACAAGTCCCAGAACAGCGCTAACGCAAAATGGCGCGGTGTGTTTAAGCAGAACATGGAAGGCAAAGGCCTTTCCTGGTTCAAGGGGATCATCACTTCCATCGAGCGTTCCAATAACTTTACCTTCCAGTGGGATAAGGAAAACAATGAGAAAACACTGGCTGGAAAGAAATTTGGAGGGATCTTCCGCCGTAGGCAGTATGAGGCAGAGAACGGGAACCGTCCTATCGTTACGGAGCTTTTTCAGATCCGCAGCGTGGCAGGACTGGCAGAGGCAGAGGTGCCGGAAGATGAACTGCTTCCGGAAGGCCCGGTTCAGAAGCCGGTAGAAACACCGTCCCCTGTAGGTGATGGCTTTATGAATATCCCGGAGAGCGCAGGCGATGAAGGAATCCCGTTCATGTGATCCGGAGTTTTACAGCAGGGTGAAAGATGCAGTGAGTATGCAGCAGGCCGTGGAATACTGCGGCCTGCATGTTTCAAACGGAAAATGCCTCTGCCCGTTCCATAAGGACACCCACCCTTCCATGAGGATCTATCCCAATGGGAAAGGATATTACTGTTTTGTCTGCGGTTCCGGCGGTGACCAGATCAGATTTGTGGCGGAATATTATGGAATCAGCAACTATGAGGCAGCGAAGCAGCTGGCACAGGCTTATGGGGTGCCGGTGAAAGAGCCGGTGACCTACAGGGAAAAGCGGGAAGCAGACAAGAGAAGGCGTTATAAGCGTGAATTAGGGCAGTTTGTGCAGGAGGCGGTAAAATGGCTGACCGTATACAGAGGGCTGCTCTGTGAGGCTGTCAGGGAGCGCAACGAGCATTTCTGGGAAGGTCTTGGCAACCTGACCTATGTGGAATATCTGCTGGGGTGTCTTAAGGACTGCCCGGAAGAAGTGTATGCCGATAAGAAGGTGGTGAAAGAGATTGGAAAAGTCGAAGGACGAGTTATTAGCTGGTATATCTGAGCTGTCTGGCCTGGATCCGTTCCCGGATGAGATATTTTACCAGATCTTTGAGATCGAGGACAACGTGGAACGGACCCAGTACGTGGAAGCGCTGCGGAAAGAAGCGGGAAAGCTGAAGCGCAGGCCGGAGTTTAACAACCTGTACCGCGCGTTCGTCCTGGATTATTCCCAGAGACAGAAGCAGACAGGGAAAGTGACACGGTTCACGGACCAGCCCATAGAGCTGAACTGCGGGGAATGGGAAGCAACGGATATGGGGGTCAAGACCGTCCGTTATGACAAGAATGCCATGCCGGTCGCTTATTATGCCTGCAGCCATCCGATCCTTCCGGTGGAGATATTAAAAAATGTGGATACCGCCCAGGAGCGTATCTCCCTGGCTTATTTTAAGTCGGCCACCTGGCAGAAGATCACGGTGGACAGGGCCGTGTGTGCCAATGCAAATAAGATCGTGGATGCGCTCAGCCAGTTCGGCATTGAGGTGACCAGTGATAACGCAAAGAGCCTGGTGCGCTACATCTCAGACTGTGTGGGGCTGAACCCGGCTACCCTGGAACCGAAAAAATCCATCAACCGCCTTGGCTGGGTGGGCAGCAGTTTCACGCCCTATGCCCAGGATATCCGGTATGAGGGAGATATGGACTATGAGGTGATCTTCCGGAATGTGGCACAGAAAGGCGATTTTGGGGTCTGGAAGGCACTTTGTAAGGATCTGCGTAAAAATATACCCCTGCGCATGATGATGGCTGCCAGTTTCGTTTCTGTGCTCCTGGAGCCGCTCAGGGTGCTGCCGTTTGTGCTGCACTTATGGGGAACGACCGGAACCGGAAAGACAGTAGCGCTCATGGTGGCAATGTCCATCTGGGGCAATCCCAAAATGGGCGGCCTGGTAAAGACCATGAACATGACAAAGAATGCCATTATGCGCAATGCTGCATTTTTATGCAGTATCCCTTTTGCCGGGGATGAGCTGCAGACCATCAAGGATAAATGGCAGGGGAATTTTGACCAGCTGATCTACCAGATCACGGAAGGCGTGGACCGAGGCCGTGCCAGGGCTTACGGCGGAGTGGAAGATACCAAGACCTGGAAGAACAGCTTTATCTTTACAGGCGAGGAACCGATCACAAAGGTAAACTCCGGTGGTGGTTCCAAGAACCGTGTCATTGAGATCGCCATTGACGGGCCTCTGATCGAAGACGGCCATTATGTCAGCAGTGTGGTCCAGGAACACTATGGATATGCCGGACGGAAGTTTGTGGAGTACATACAGGAAACAGACCTGAACAGGATCACGGAACGGTACAGGGAGATTTTTGAGCAGCTATGTAAGCTGGACACAACGGATAAACAGGCCATGGCGATGTCCTGTATGCTGCTGGCGGATGAGATCGCAGTGAAGCTCTTCTTTCCGGAAGAACAGGCTTTGCAGATCGGCCAGGTAAAGCAGTACCTGCAGAGCAATTACGATGTGGATGTGGCAGAGCGTGCTTACCAGCAGGTGCTTAACTGGGCGGCCAAAAATCCGGTGCGTTTTGAGGATCCCAAGGCTGATAATTCACCCAACAAAGGGGAAGTCTGGGGCAAGATAGATGAGGACAAGCTGATCGTAAACAGAGACGTGCTCCTGGCGTTCCTTGACCAGAATGGGTTTGATTATACAGCGGTAAGTAAGAAATGGTCAGAGAAAGGGTATCTGGTGCGTAATTCCCAAGGGAAGATGGTACATCAGACAAAAGTATATGGGATCAAATCCAGCTATATCAAGTTCAGGCTTCCGCAGGATGATGATTCAACGGATGCAGAAGGATTTATGGTAGTTGATGGGAATGAACAGGAGTCATTGCCCTTTGATTAAGGGTCTTACCCGTGAAAAAAAGGTAAGACTTTGGTAAGACCCCTAAACCCCGCATAAACACTGGCTTTTTTATATAGGGTCTTACCTGTCTTACTGGTCTTACCTGTTTTTAATATACGTAACGTAGGAAAAAGTTATTGTAGAAAATTTAACGTTAAATATATCACAATATTAAATTTTCTCTAAAAATGTTGGTATATATAACCGGATTTTAGGTAAGACAGTAAGACCCTAAGTAAAACAAGGGTTTGCGGGCGTTTTTCAGGTAAGATTCAGGAAAGACATTTCTGCAAAATGGTAAGACCATGGCAGGAAAGGAGATAGAAACAGATGAAAATGAGCAATAAATCAGCCGGGACACAGTTTGAAAGGGAATTTGCTTCCCGGCTGGCAGCGGAAGGCTTCTGGGTTCACCGCTTCCAGGATAACAAGAACGGACAGCCCTGTGATGTGATCGCTGCAAGGAATGGGGAAGCGTATCTGTTTGACTGCAAGGACTGCAAAACAGATATGTTCAGCCTGAGAAGGGTGGAAGAAAACCAGTTCAATGCAATGAGGCTGTTTGATACAACAGGGAACCGGCGCGGGATGTTCGCGATCCGGTATCCGGACCAGGTGATCTATCTGGTGGATTATGAGATCGCCAGGATCATCCGCGACAATGGGAAGAGCAGTGTCCCAAGACATCTGATCGGAATGTATGGGAGGACGTTAGAGGACTGGCTGGAAGATCTTGTAGTAATGGGGGATAAGAAGAACAATGGTTGTAGAGATTGGGTCTGAGATACGGATCAGGGACGCTTCCAAGGAATTGTATGACTGGGCGCAGGAAGAACTGATCATCCCTAACCCGCAGTACCGGGAAAGGGAACGTAGGGGACTCTGGGTAGGCAACACACCAAAGTACCTCTGGCTCTACCATGTGGATGGTTCAGACCTGATCGTTCCTACCGGGGTGGGAAAGCAGGTCCGGCAGTTCCTTTCAGAAAAAGATCAGATAAGCATTCATCTGGCTGATAATGGGATCTTAGATTATAAAGGCACCATTCCCCTGTATGACTACCAGAAGGAGGCAGTGGAAACCATGGGACATGCCAGCTGCGGGATCTTACAGAGCCCCTGCGGATCAGGAAAGACACAGATGGGCATTGCCCTGGCTGTGATGCTTGGACGCAAGGTATTGTGGGTCACCCATACGCAGGATCTGCTTATCCAGTCAAAGACTAGGGCAGAACAGTATTTTTCTCCTGAGACACTGGGAACGATCACGGCAGGGAAAGCCCAGGTCGGCAGCCATATGACATTTGCCACCGTCCAGACTCTTTGCAGAATCGATCTGGAACAGTTCCGGTATACATGGGATGTGGCGATCGTGGATGAGTGTCACCGGTTGGCCGGTTCACCAACGCAGGTGACGATGTTTTACAAGGTGATGAACAGCCTGGCTGCAAGACATAAATATGGCTTGTCAGCTACCGTGCATCGTTCAGATGGGATGATCAAAAGCACGTTTGCTGTACTGGGGCCGGTGATCTATAAGGTACCGGATGAAGCAGTAGCAGATAAGATCATGCAGGTGCGGATCCTGCAGAGGAATACAGGCATAACGGTCAGCCGCAGCTGTCTGGATACGGACGGGACCCTGGATTATAACGGACTGCTTTCTTACCTGGGAGAAAACAGGGAGAGAAATGAGATGATCGTTAAGGATCTGGTAAGCCAGAAGGGTCATTCCTGTCTGATCCTGGCAAGCAGGCTGGAGCAGCTGAGAAATATCAGGGATCTGCTGCCGGATGAGCTGAGAGGCACTTCCGCCATGATCGATGGCGGCATGACCAGCAAAAAAGGAAAGGCGGAGAGGAAAGCTGCGATCGAAGATATGAGGACCGGAAGAAAGAAGATCCTGTTTGCATCCTTTGGCCTGGCAAAAGAAGGGCTGGACATCCCAAGGCTTGACCGGCTGTTCCTGGTATCCCCGCAGAAAGATTATGCGGTAGTCACACAGTCCATTGGACGGATCGCCAGAAAGGCAGAGGGAAAGAATGATGCCGTGTGTTATGACTACGTGGATGACATTCAGTTTTGCGAGAACCAGTTTAAGCGGCGCAAGACCCATTACAGGAAGGCGGGGTGCATCTTATGACAAGGAATGAAGAACAGGCAGTGCTTGCGAAAGGTGTGTGGTGTGACTCCTATAACTTTTATCTGAAGTATCATGGCCGCCCTGCTGATCCGGGCTTCTGGGAAGAGGCCACGGCAGACTTCGGGAAGATCATGAAGAAATATGGAGGTGCTACGGTGTGCGGCAGATTGATGCTGGCAGCGTTCAGCCTTTTGGAGGAGGAGACCCGATGAATGATCCAAAGAAGATATCTGTCCCGGTCTGCTGCATCTGCCAGAAGGTGATCAATGGGGATGCAGAGTGGATCAGGACAAAGAGAGGGACGGTATTGTACATGCATAGAGAGTGTGTGAGAAAGGAAAGCAATGGAATCAGTACAGGAGCGGATGCAGCGGTTAGGAACGAAAAATAAGATTGCTTGTTTTATCGCAAAAGAAAAAGAGTCGTATGAATTTAAAAGGCGATATGCAAGGATCCGTGCAGAAGAATTCGCTCGTGAGTGTGATGGGCGAGGTTTGAATTATCATGTATCAGTAGGTGGGTTGGACAGCATTGTCTTATTCCTATTCTTACATGAGGTGTGTGGCATTGATGCTCCTGGAGTCAGCGCATCGTCCTTGGAAGATAAATCTATTCAGAGAGTACATAAAGCACTTGGAATTATCAATGTTCCGCCGTTAAAGCGGAAAGATGGTAGCTTCTGGACAAAAGCAAAAGTAATACAGGAGTTTGGCTTTCCAGTCATATCAAAAGAAGTCGCTGCCAAAATAGAACTGTTGCAGAATCCGTCTGAAAAGAACAAAACAGTTCGCCATGCGATCATCACTGGTGAAACGGGAGCTTATGGCGGCTGGCAGAAAAACTCAAAGATGCAATTGAAAAAGCGCTGGTTAGAGCTGTTTGGCGGTTATGAAAATGAAACAGAGGGCTGCGACTTCCGGAAACCAGACTTTTTGGTATCCTCCAAGTGTTGTTATTACCTCAAAGAAAAAAATTGTGATAACTGGGGAAAAGAACATAACAGCGTACCTTATCTGGGACTTATGGCATCAGAGGGCGGTCGTAGGGCAAAAAGTCTGAGAATGAATGGCTGCAATTATTTCGGTGCGTCTACAATCAGATCAGCACCGTTCGCAATCTTCGGCCGGCAGGACATTTTGACACTGGCGTTAGAGATGGACAAGCTCTGGAAGGGTGATCTGAAAGAAAAATACCGTCAGAAGCTATTAACAGATGGAAAGATTGCGGAATGTTTCGTAATGCCAGACAGTATTATTCCGAAAATTTACGGAACCATAGAGCGTCAGCCGGATGGCACACTTTATACCACAAAAGCCCAGCGGACTGGTTGTAGTATGTGTGGGTTTGGTGTCCATATGGAGAAGAGGCCGAATCGATTCGACATGCTGTACAAAAGCAATCCGAAAGAGTGGAATTATCTAATGTTTCATCTTTGCAAAGATGCAGAAGGAAAAGAATATGGTTGGGCTAAGGTACTGGATTATATCGGTGTTGGTTGGAATCCAACTACAATCGGCGGAAACTGCAAAGGACAGATGAGCCTATTTGACTGCGAAAATATATGAATGCGTGGATGCCGCTGCCGAAGGCATACAGGGCAGAGGTGGAAGAAAATTAAGATTGTCTGAAATTGAAAACGATTTATTGAAAATCATAAGAAAATGTGAAGGCACAAATTTATGGTTGTCGATAAATGAGTAGGTTGAAAAATTGCTTTCAAGGCAGAATGGAGATGGTTATGTGAAAAGAATTAAAATGAAAGATAATACAACAAAATTTATATGGGATGGAGATAACTGTGTAGGCAAATACACAGAACTTATAGAACAGTACCATTATGATTCAGAAGAAGAAAAGATGGAACATAAAATAGAAATGGAATTAAATGGGTGGAATGATTCAGGACAGGTTATGGAAATGATAAGTGGTTCTTTAATGCCTGGAGCTAAAAATCCTCCCGTACATGTTTGGTTTGGAAGTTATTATAAAACAATTAAGATTGAGGTGCGAAATGTCACAAGAAGAAAAATATAAGTTAGCGTTATTTGCAGTTGTCCGTAACAGTAAGGTGATGCCACAAAGTGTTAAACTTGGAAAAACTATGCATGAAATAAACACAATGGCTGTTGTAGTTATGGCAAATATAATGGAGTCATGTGATTTTGAAAGGCTGAAAGAATCATATGAGTCTGTGTAAAACTGAAATTTAAAGGAGGAAGCCTATGAATAACAAACATGTAAAGCAGTATATCATCCAGAATATAAGCCACACAGAAGACAGCCTGTTCCTCCGTCAGATCTACACGCTGGTAAAGCTGTACCTGGAAAGAAAAGACCGGAAGCATACCGGCAAAGCCGCGTAATGTGGAAACGAGTAAATCCCAACGTGGAATACGTGATAGCTGTCATGCGTAAGAAGGGAGAGGACATAAAGAATGGGATTAGTAAAGTCAGATGCCCAGAGAAAGGCAAACCAGCTGCAAAG